TTATTCTCCTCATTTAATAATGCTCCAAGAAGTGATCCTATTAATGCTCCTCTCCATCCGAGTAAAAACCCTAATGATCCTCCTAATATAGATCTTTCGATTGTTTCTTTTACTTCTTTATTTCCCTCTTCACCAGTGAGATACTCTGCGATGTTATCAGAAAGCGATGCTGCAACAAGTGCTGGTATTCCACGTGTAACGAGTCCACCGACTAATGCTGCACCTATGCCAATAAGACCTTTACCCTTGAAGAAACTTCCAATCTTTGCTCCAGTATCTTTTATTCCTTTAACTGTTCCAGAAACTGCATCACGTATTCCACCACCCTTTTCTCTTGATGCCTCAATCGCCTTAAAACCTGTATCTCTTGATATTTGCTTCTGAATCAATTGTTGTGTATCAAGAGTTCCTCGAGCGATTTCTGCTAAAGATTCATTCTGATCCATTAAAGTTTGATTTACATCTGCTAGACTAGCCATTTCTCTTCCTATTATTTTCTTCTTCTATCTGTTGATTGAGAAGTGTTAAATATATTTCCCTCTCCCATGGCAACATATTTTCAAGTTCAGTCAGCGAGTATTTAAAATGATACATCAATTGAAAATTTGTTTTATAATAATTTTCCAAACTCTCATGCGAGAGGGATATTAAAAAAAATCTTGGAATCCCTCCAATTTAACTTCATTCTTATGATTACATTTTTTACAATCAAATTTTAAATCATAATTAATTTTTGGTAGATCTCGTATGAATGTCAAACACTTTTCAAGTTGATCACTATTTAACGAATTTAAAAAAGCATCTATTTCTTCTTCAGATTCATCAGAAAACATAATTAATTCTTCATCGACTTCAAGAGAATGCAATGCTATTTTCAAAGTTTTAAATATTAAACCAGAAGAAGTCTCTTCTTTTTGAATATCCTCTAAATTTTTTATAGTGTCCGCATATGTAGGATGTTTTAATTTTAATTTGATTTTATCACTCAACTCGACAATATCATTTTCTTGATATCCACTTATGTCGACCTCTGTTAAATCAATAGATACTGAATTTTCAGTCTCACATTGAGAACATTTAACACTAATATTAGATTTTTCTCCAACTGACTTTCCTCTTATTTGAAGAAAAATATAATCAACTTCAGCAGTCGACATATCTTCTATTTTAACATCAGGTGCACATGATTCTATACAACTAAGCATCGCCATAACACCTTCACGAGCAGATTCAGATTCACTTGCCAATAGAATATTTCTTTGTTCTTTTACAAGAAAGGGTCTGTATCTATAAGTTTTTTTATTCGTTGGTAACGTCACTTCATATATTGGTTTGTCATCATTTATTCTTGGTAATGCCATATTATATTCTTCTCCATTTTGTATAAGACATACTTACAGAGACTTCTCCGATCACATCAGGGTCGTTAGAAAAGTCTATTGAGTTTATTGATATTGGGAATGCATCTTCTAGTTCTATTGAATACACTTTATTTTGTTCTGGTATAAATTGAGAAAGTTTAGATTCTACTGGAAGTTTTAATTGATGTATCTTTACATTTCTTTGATATTCTGTTTTATAATTCACTTCAAATGTTTCTTGATCGACTATGGAGTTCATCCACTTATCAAAATAATCTCTCATACCATAGTCATTTAAAAGATAAAAAGTCATTGCCATCTCTTGTACAACGTATCCATATCCTATCTTTTCGTTTTGAGTCATAATCGTTCTGTCGTGAGTTGCTATTCCCTTTCCTGGGATAGATGCAGTTTTACATAATACTTGATATTCTCTGCTGTCTCTCACTTCTACGCCAGGAATATTTGATGGTAGTTCAACTTGAAATCGATTAAGTCTTGCTATGCCTCCTGCTTTGCTAATACTGCTTTTTAAAACATCTACACTCATTAAATCATTCCTCTTGCGTCTTTGTATACATTACCAGCATTCGATTTTCTCCAATCAGCAGTTGGTAAAAATGTTGCTATCTCCCACTCGGTCGGAGGAACATATGCAAATCTGCTTTTTACATGTGCAGTCAAATATCTTTTATAGCATGGTTTGAAAAATCTAAGTTTTCTCACAGACTTCAATCTTTCATAAGCAACTCTGAATCTTGTTGTCTCATCATACTTATCATTCGTTGTAATATCCATCAATGCGTCAAGGAACTTTGCTCTCAATATTGGTGGAAGATAATGTATATTCAACCCATAAAATCCACCCTCTGCTCGCTCAACAGGAATCACGAGAGGGAATCCATCATAATATGGTAAGGTATCTTTTGTTTTAGGATCATAGAAAAACATATACATTTTTCCAGGCATGAATCGATTCCGAAGTTCTATCTCTTCTTCTCTCATTAACTCACGTCTGTTCACTCTTCGAAGTTGCTGCGCTTTCCTTCTGAACCATGATCTGGACTCTTGAGTTCGAGGTGTAATACCAGCACGGAATGCTTCGAGTTCTAGTTTTTGAAATAAATTTGACATAATACTATTTATATCATTTTCTACGTTTTTTTCTATATGGTGCGAGAGGTTTCAGTTTCTTGAGTTTGCCAGGAACTGGTTTCTGTAATAACTTCATTTCTTGTAAAGTTTTCTCAGTCCATATTTGAAACTCCCATCCACGATCTTTACAATAATCTTCTGCTGCTTCCCACTTATTCATATTTTTGATATAAGTCAATCCTTCATTTATATATTTTTTTGTTCTCTTTTCACCAATGGGAGGTGTGGTTTCTTTCTCAGGTTTGATCTCAACGAGTATAGTTTTCTCTTCTGTAACTATTTTTAGATCAACAAAGTAACGATGATATCTTTTATCGACTTCATAGTAGTAAGGTATCACCACTTCTTCTGATGACCATGCTTTCACCTTTGGATTCTCATCACACCATTTAAAAGCATTCCGTTCCCATAGTGATCTATAGATTACTTTGGTAAAGTCTCCTTTGTACTTCTTCGTGTTGTTGACTATGTAACGTCCAGAATATGCCATAATTCGATATAAATAGTTTAAATTAATTTTTATTTATAGGTAAAAAAATGCCAAATGATACTAATGCTGCGAGAGGTTATTTTTCTCCTGAAGATACCACAGAATATTTAAGATTTCCTTTAGAACAATCCGCAGCACTCAAATCTAAAATAACATTTGAACCATATGAGGTGATTGGTAGTTCATTTAGTTTTAGTAGAGCCATAAGCACTGATACTAATGCTGGTCGAAGTTTTCCAAAAGGTGAAGAGGGATCGTTTAAAGGTTCTGGAGGAATACAATTAAATTCTTTAAATGAGAGAACTGAATTATTTTTGCCTTTACAATTTTCTGTTCGTGATGGAATACAATATACAGATGCGTCTCTCGGTCTTTTTGGTGGTCAGGCATTTAATACAGTAGCAAGTGGTGGAAGTCTTAATGAAGGTATCGTAGAAACAATACAAGGATTTGGTGATTCTCTTGTTGGATTATTTGATACATTATCTGGTAGGCAACAACTGGGTGCAGTCGCAGCTGCTCGAGCAGCTCAGTTGCCTGCAATTCCACAAGTTGCACGAGATATCATAGGTTTAGCAGGTCGTGTTACGATTAACCCGAATGTGAGAACAGCATTTAATGGTGTTACAACTCGAGACTTTTTATTTCAATTTGATTTCTTTCCAAAATCAGAAGACGAGTCTGAAGTTATTTACAATATTATTAAAAGCTTTAGAATAAATGCATATCCTGATCGAGTACCAGGAAGTGGATTTGTTCCAGTCGCTTATAAATATCCAAACATTTATAAAATTAAATTATTATCTGGTGCTAATGGTAAAAAAATATTTCGAAATGTAGGAACTCCAATTAAATTTTCTTATTTACAGAGTATAGAAGCAAATTATTCTAGAAATCAAGGAGAGGGTCTGTTCAAAAGTGGTGCACCGACTCATGTTCAACTCTCATTGAATTTTAAAGAGTACAAAGCACTTGATCGTCAAGATATACTTAATGAGTTGGATGACGGATTCTATGATTACGAAGGGCAAAAATCACAATGACATTCTTTTCTAGTTTTCCTACGATTGAATATAAATTTGGTGATGAAGATACTACAGATTTATTTCGTAATCTATCGATTTATTCGACTGTTGTCGATCAAATAAAAAACGAAAACTCACTATATCAGGATTATCAGATAATAGAAAACCAAAGACCAGATCAAGTGTCATTTATTCTATACAATAATCCCAATTTTCATTGGACTTTCTTTTTAATGAATGATGATCTTCGTGAGCAAGGTTGGCCACTTTCTAATTTAGAATTATTAAATTTCGCTAAAAGAAAGTTTCCTAATAAAGTTTTAAATACAACATCCTCTCTTATTTCTTTTACATCTTTTTTCAAAACAGGAGATACTGTAACAGGAAGATCTTCAGGTGCAACAGCAACAATATTGAGGAGAGATCTAGATCTAGGAAAACTTGTAATATCTAATATAACTGGTGCATTCGTAGCAGGAGAAAATATTGAGACAAGTGGTACGACAGAATTAGTCGATGTGTCAAGTGTTGTTGACGAGCATTTGAGTGTTCATCATTATGAAAATAGTGGTGTAATAGTAGATGTCCTATCAAATGGTGTCCCGAGTCCAGGAGCATCAGATGTAGAAAAAACAATATTAGATGAACTGAATAGTAAAAATGACAATCTGAGAAGAATTAGAATTATTAAACGAGATAAAATAAATCAAGTCGTTTCATCGTTTAAGAAGGCAGTTGGAAGTTGAGTGATCGTGAAGCAGCATATATCAAAAGTATTATTTTAGAATCTGAAAGAATCGAAGATTCTTTGGATATAAGAAATAGTGTAACCGATTTTGATATATTTGAAAATTTAAATAAACCATATTTAACAGCATCTATGATCTTTGTTGATACATCTTCTGTTTTAGAAGGTGTCGATATATTAGGTGGTGAGACTGTAACATTTATAATTAAAAGTTTGAAAAATGACGATC